AGCTTTATGATTCACAGCAACATAATTTAAGAGAGGCAACACACTTACAACAAACAGTAAATCTGATGAATGAATTTTTATTAGTTCTTATTGAGATGGAAAGGAATGGTGTATTCATAGAAACAGATTTATTAGATGAAGTAGAAAAAGAATTTACAAAAGAATACCACCAGGTACACAATAAAATTAAAACTATAATCCAAAGAGTTATGGGAGATACTCCAATTAATTTATCAAGCCCAGAACAATTATCATGGATGGTATACAGCAAGAAAGTTGTAGATAAAAAAGTATGGTCAGAAACATTTAACATAGGAATAGACAAAGCATCTGGCAGACAGAAGAGAAGAAAAAAATATTCACAGAATGAGTTTGAAGGTATCATCCATAAATGGACAGAGCCTATATTTAAAACATCTGCATTACAATGTAAGGTTTGTCATGGTGTAGGTTATGTACAAAAGTATAAAGTAAATGGTGACCCTTACAAAAATAAATCTAAATGTTCTGCGTGTGGTGGAGAAGGTGTAAACTATATTCAGAAAGAACAAGTAGCAGGATTTCAAATACCAGTGAAATATGCTAACGATGTATCAGAGGGTGGATTTAAAACGGATAAAGATACTTTAAAAAGAATAGCATCATATAATTCTGGATTGATAAGAGAGTTTGTAGAGTTAGTAACAAGACATAACGCATTAGAAGTTTGGCTTAGTACATTTGTTAAAGGTATTAAAGATGCATTGATTGGAGATTATTTACATCCTGCTTTTATGCAATGTATCACAGCTACAGGAAGACTATCTAGTAGAAATCCTAACTTCCAAAACCAACCAAGAGCAAAAACATTTCCTATTAGAAAAGTTATTCGTTCTAGATTTGATGGTGGTAAAATTATGGAGATAGATTATTCACAATTAGAATTTAGGGCCGCAGTATTTTTAGCACAAGACAGACAAGGTATAGAAGATATTGTTAATGGAGTAGATGTACACCAGTATACTGCAGATATAATTAGATGCTCAAGACAAGAAGCAAAGCCACATACATTCAAACCTTTGTATGGCGGTAAGTCTGGTACAGAAGATGAGAGAAGATATTACAAAGCATTTTTAGATAAGTATAAAGACATATCAAAGTGGCATACTGAATTAGAAAACAAAGCTATCAAAACTAAAATGGTTACTCTTCCCACTGGGAGACAATATTGTTTTCCATACATAAGAAGAATGTCCTGGGGTTCATCAAACTACCCTACACAAGTAAAGAATTATCCAGTGCAAGGATTTGCAACAGCAGACATTGTACCCCTTGCGTGTATTAATATACATAAGCTGATGAAAGAACATGGGTGTAAAAGCCTATTAATAAACACTGTTCACGACTCAATAGTAGTCGATGTGTATCCGACTGAAGTAGAAGTTCTAAGTAAAATACTAAAAAAAGGTTGTCTCGATGTGAAAGATGAGTTAAAGTCAAGATATAACATTGATTTTAATGTACCTTTAGACATTGAGATTAAAATGGGATGTGATTGGTTAAATCTAGAAGATATAACTAATTAGTAATTTATATACCTAGGAGGTATTTTATGAATGAATTAGCAAACATAGACGGAATGTCTAATGCTGATATTATGGATGCCATTGGTCAATCCAAAGGCACTAACCTACCTATCTTACCAAAGCTAACTATTAATAGAGATGCTACGGATGAAGAAGGTAATCAACTCCCAGTGGGAGTATTTAAGACTTATGATACTGTAAGTGAACAAGATGTGTTTGGTAAACCTGTAAAGATTAGACCATTCATTAATAACTTTCAGTGGATGAAGTACGATGAAAGTAAGCAGGAATATTCTAATAGAAGTGTTATCTTTCCTACATTGGATAGCCCGCAAGAAGATATTCTTGGCACTGAAAAGTGTGGTAGAATAGCTAGAAAAGAGTGGGATAATCTCACACCAGATAAGTTAGTAGAGCAAAAGAAGATTAGATGCTATCGTTTAGTCTATGGTTTACTTACTATGGATGGTAAAACTGCAGGAAAAGAATCTGTTAAGTTAGAAAACTATCCTGTTCTTTACAGAGTATCTGGCTCTAATTTTAACCCAATAGGTACAGCTATTGAAAGTTTAGGCAGAAGAAATAAAATTATGTTTAGGCATAACATTATTTTAGAAACTGACAGAAGAAAGACAGGCTCTAATGTTTACTATGTGGCTAAAACAAAGATAGATGATACTCAAATAGATTTCTCTGATAAAGACAGGGAGACTATGGATGTCTTCAAAGCAATAATTGAAAAAGAAAATGCTTCTGTCTTGGAACTATACAACGCTGTTGTTAAATCTAAAACTAGTCCACAAGACATGGCGGATGCTAAAGTTATTGAAGAAGTAACTGCCGCATAATGTCTAACGTAGTAGAACAACTACAAAACTTTTTGGCACAGGCTTGTAAAGGGCCTGTGTCTATGTCTAATGATGTTGTTGAAGAGTTTGGCGAGTTATGTAAAACAGCACTAAGAAAACAATTTACAGAGGAAAGAGAGAAAAAATTTAGAATAAGAATGTCTAATGCAGGTAGACCTATCTGTCAATTACAGATGGAAAAGCTACATGAGGATAATGACTTTGAAGAGATGTCTTATAATTCTAAACTTAGAAATATGTTTGGAGATATAATAGAAATCATAGTCTATGCTATGATGAAGTCAGCGAATGTTAATATAGAAAGTTACCAGAAAAAAGTAAAGTATAAAGTCCATGATGAATTAGAAATGTCTGGTAGCACAGATGTAGAAATAGATGGTAAAGTATATGATATAAAATCTGCTAGTCCATTTTCATATGATAAAAAGTTTGGAAAAGATGGCGGCGGATTTCAAAAGGTAGCTGATGAAGATGTGTTTGGATACTTATCCCAGGGGTATTTGTATGCAGAAGCATTGAACAAACCCTTTGGTGGTTGGATTGTTATTAATAAATCTACAGGTGAGATACAGCTTACTGCTCCTCCCAGTGATGATAGTAAATATAGAGATAAGGCTTTGCAGATAGCAAAAGATAATGTTAGCCATTTACTAGAGAACAAACCATTTAAAAGATGCTTTGAAGATGAAGAAGAAACATTTAGACAAGTTAAAACTGGCAATAGAAAACTTGGACTTATATGTAGTTTTTGTAATTTTAAGAAGCCTTGTTGGGGTGATGACCTACAATTTTTACCACAGCAACAATCAAAGGCTCGTAATCCAAAATGGTTTTGGTATACGAAAGTAACTCAACCTAAAGAGGATAACAATGTCGAAGGGTAACGGAAAAGATAAGTTTGATTTTTCTAAAGGTATAACAATAGTTATATCTCCACATTCAGAAAGTTCATTTGCATGCGGTATAGATAAATCTTACGGAGAAGAAACTGCAGAGAAACACGCAGTAAAAACAATAGCCATGGGCCTATGCGACCTAGCCCTCAATCATGCTGATATGGTTTACGAAGTAGGATTAAAAGTTAGAGCACTACAAGATGCTCAAATGTATGATACTGACTTATCAGATTTAGAACAAGAGAATGTTGAAAGCCTAGAAGAATGGATAAAAAAACTAAAAAAACCAACGCTAAACTAAACAACGATAACAAGTTTGACCTTGATTTAAAGTATGGACAAATGCGTGAGAAACAAGTTCACAATATGTTTTATAATAAAAAGATTGAGGTCAAGACTGAAAGAGATTGGTGGGCTAAAACAGGAAACATAGCTATAGAAGTTGAATGTAATGGCAAACCCAGTGGGATTAGTGTAACTAAATGTGATTACTGGATACATGTTCTAGCCATAGGTAAAAAAGATTATTGTAAATTAGTTTTTCCTATTGACAGAATTAAAAAATTGACTAAAAAATATAAGGATAAATCAAGAATGTTAGGAGATAGAAACGCATCTAAGTGTATCCTAATACCCCTAAAAGAATTATTTAATAAGGAGAATATCGCTCAATGAAAAGTTTAGATATACTAAAACAAGCATCAAGTTATGTGGGAGATAGTAGAGAAAAAGAGTATGGTAATAAATTAAAGAACCATGACAACATTGCAAAGCTATGGTCTGCCTACAAAGATATAGAGTTTACAGCTAGAGATGTAGCTGTAATGATGGCACTACTAAAGATTGCTAGAACAAAGCAAGGTAAAGTATCAGAGGATACCTTTATAGATGGTGCCGCATACATGGCAATCGCAGGAGATATACACGATGAACTTCATAATAAGTAGAGAACAAGTTGAGAAACTTGTAAGTTATCTATTCACCAGACCTTATAAGGAGGTCTATGGTTTAATAGAAATGTTATCTAAAAATTTAAAGACACTGGATGATAAGATTAATCCAGACTTTGTAGAAAAAGATGGAAACAAAAAAAAATAGTTCCACTTTAGTCAACCTCGAAGTGAAGCTGAATAAAGATGGAACTATAAGTTTTGATTATGATTTTGTTGACCCAGATACTTTTGTGTCTGAGGTTAACAGAGTCTACCCCGATTACCCTCACACCCACACAATAGCGGCTATGATTAAAAGCACTGTTAACGAATTAGAATATGTTGGTAGTGAGATGCAAAAATTACTTAGGGCTGTCTAAAAAAGTTTTATAGCTATTATTAGTATAGGCACCCCAAGCACCATAACCTTGCTTATCAAATATTTCTTTGGTGACTCGTATGTTAGTCATTGGGTCGTATAAGTTATTATTGCTATTTAAATTGTATAGGTCTCTTCTTTCTGGCCCCATATCCCCTATCATATTTATTTGAAATAGTCCGTAAGATAAATCTCTTTTGCCATCATCGTTCAATGCCCTCGAATCTCCGCCAGATTCTGCCATAGCCACAGCCGACATAATTTTAGCATCGTCTTCTTTAAATCCACCCTCCAATAACATATCGTATATTTCTTTTTGAGTGTACTTAGTTTTTGGTTTTTGCTTAGGAATTATTTTATTCTCAGTGGGAGTTTCTATTTCAACGGGTTGGGCAGGAGTAACTTTTAATTCTGGAACGTATATAGTTTCAAGAGGCGGTTCCTCTTCTATCTTAGGTGTAAAAAAATCTTTAACTCTATCAAAAAAACTTTCATCATCTTGATTGCCAGTTCTTTTAGATAGGAAGTATGCTTGAGCCTCTGCGTTTACATCCTCCTCAAACCCTTCTCCTAATACTACAGTCTCCCCTAATATTTGTTTGGTTTGCTTACTTAGTGCATCACTTGTTTTTGTCATAAATAATAATAGAATTAAACTATTTCTTAACCAGACTACCACCGAAATATAATCCTATGATAGCTGACATTAGATGTGTATCTAGTGGCGTAATAACTACACCAAAAAATTCTTTATCTAATACTATTTCTTTTTGTTCTATTAAGAATAGAAACCCTCTAGTAAATTCTGTCCAAGTTAAATACACACTTGTATCAAAAAATACTGGTACTAGTTTTGGCCAGCCAATAATAAAGAATACAGCAGTCAGTGCAATAATTCTTCTTGTCCATTGAAAGCCTTTGTTATCATACGCTCTAGCTTTCTCAATATGTTTCATTTGATTATCAGCTCTTGCTAATAATAATTTTTGTTCGTCTTGCTTTGCTTTTATGCTTTGCCCCCAAATGGACATAAATCCACCTAGAAGGCTAGAGCCTAGCATTGTAATCATTTCTACTGGTAATCCACCTAGCATGTATATCTCCTTATACTATGTAACTAAATATAATTAAAATTAAAATAGCACCAAGAGCACCTGCAACTATCTTGACTCTCTTACTTAAACCATTCCATATTTCTTTTATCTTATTCATACTTCCTCCTAGTTATCTAGTTTCTTATTTATATTTTTTATTTCTGCTTCTATTACTGCAAGTCTAACTTCCATCTTTGTAAACATTACGATTGCCTCTTCCATCCTGTCAATGTCTTGCTCCATTGCAGATATTCTTTGTGAGGTCATACCCCATGTAACTCCAAGAGCTAGGACAACTCCAATAAACCAAACTGTATCTTTCACGTTCACTAGTTTAAATCCTCCTCTTTTATATTAAGTGGTATCATTTCTTTTTCATTTCTAAGTTCTTGTAAATCAATGTTATCTAAAATAAATTTTAACTCCTCTTGTTTTAATTTTCTATTAGGCCCCATAACATCTCCTTTTGTTACATTGTCTAGTAAATCTCTATCCATATTTTTCATTCTTGTTTTTATAGAACGAATTACTTGGGTCTCAGAGTACCCTAAATCTTTTGCTAATTCAAATATCCAGGGGGCTAAAGCTACATCTGGTGGCAACCTTCTTATTTCACTAACAGCGTAATCCATAAGATTGTCATATGTAAATTCTCTTCCTCTATTTAATTGATTTAATTGCCAAGTGACTTTCAATATTTTAGCTTCTTTTAAACTGTAAGATGATAAGTATCTTGCATACCAATCATATAAATCTCTCTTTAATCTAGCTTGTCCCTTACTAACAAACATAGGATTATCTCCTTGAAAAAATTGTTCTAAAGGGCCATGAAATAATTTAGGTGTAAATGCTTTGTAGGCATCTAATAATTCGCCTTTTGTTGGCGGGACTAGTAAAGGCATAGTAGCACTGTCATCCCCAAACGAACTTTTTATTTTGCTTGTAGCTGATTGTACTCCTTTTGATAGCATGTGCCTAAACAAAATATCAAATGCACCATTTGCCATTTTTGTGGTTTGCTCCCACCCTGGAGCAGAAAGGACACTTCCTGGGCCTATACCTGGTGCCGCTAAAGTTGCTGTTAAATCTACTTTTGTAGCCGCACTGGGAATACCATATAAAAGAAAATCTGGCATACCTAATTTCATTAAAAATGCAGATGGCTGAGGTATATTAATAGGAGATATTTTATTTAATTGTTTTATTAAATAGTCTGCCGCATTTATACCAATAACTCCCATTGAACCAGATACTAAAACCATGCCCCCTACAAAATGAGCTAATCCAGATACATCTCCATATCGTTTTGCATTTCTTACATGTTCTATCATTTGAGCATAATAGTTTTGTTGAAAAGTTTTAAATAGGCCTAAAGGTTTTCCTAGTATCCCTAAGCCGCCCTCAGTATACATCATAGGTCTATCAAATATATCATACCTAACCATATAATTATCAGTTAAGTACCAAGCATTATCTATAATTGTTTTTTCTTTTAGCCCTGCTCTTCTCATTAAATGTGCAAACATTAGTGTAGCATTTAGTCTAGAAAATTGTTCTACTCTGCCTGCTAAACCCCTACCAGTTAATTTCCATAAAACTCTTTTTGCTACACTATTAGAGCCTCTACCTTGCTTTTGATATATATTCTCTCCTGCAAACTCTCTCATAAATTTTTCATTAAGGGCAAAATATTCTTGTGATTTTTTTATTACTTTAGTAGAAAATGCATCTGGTCTAGCTATATTTTTCATAGCATCTATCATTGCGGCATAAGGGTCTATCATTCTACCACCAAACAAATCTCTTAAATGTGCTAACTTTGGTAGTATCATTTGATAAGGCTGTATACCTTGAGCTAATAAAAATCTAGCATTGTAAGTAAATAAATAAAACTGAGATGTTATTTGATTTATACCACCAAATGCTCGGTTAATTTGATTTTTTGTTAATTGTTTTGCTACAATTTTACTCCCGCCATCAGCTATTTTTTTAGTGATAGCTGACAT